GTATGGAGTTGACCCCGTATATATAATGACGTCATGGGAGAGATCCCATTGTTTCACAGGAGTTAATTCATGGGCGTTATCGCCGACGCGCTTCGCGCAAACCTCAGACAACTTGCACAATCTGACGCAAGACAACTGAGAGAGACAGACAAGATTCTAAAAGAATCAAACGAGCCTAAAAAACTTAAATAGATCAGGGGCCTCGCAAGGGGCCTCTTTTTTGTAAGCTGGTAAACCACCGGCAAAGGATGGGGCTAAACCGGTGGGCAGATCTTCACCAGGGGAAAATATTCGCCTGTCTTCCCTTTCCAAAAATATCTTTTTATTACAAATACGCAAGCATAGCGGCTAGGCTTAACCCAAGCTTAGATATTGCCTTATATGGGCCTTTTTAATTTAGGGAAACTTTTCTCATACTCTTCACCTGATGAGCCGATGGAGGGCGAGAAGTTAAGGCGTTTTCAATTGATGGGTATGACCAATAGAGAATTAAATGAGCTATTAGAGTTAAGACCGCATAAGCATTGCAAAAAGGAAATGTTGGTTGATTTAGTTATTGAAACAGAGGCAAGTCAGGATACCCTCTAGCTTTCCACTTGTTGAACGTCAATAATTCTTGGTAATGCCTTTCAGTGATTTGTATCTCCTGATGTAGCCCGGTGTATAGACCCGCATGGGGATGCCCTGGCTTGTCACGTTCATCAAGCTTATAAAGAGCCTCCATCCTTACATTCCTTGCTTGTTGCTCCTTGACCCACTCCGGCCCCATTTCATTTGACATTTGTATCACTCTGCTTTGGTTTCATCTTTTTAATGCTGTCAAAGATAACGGCTATGATCCCGTTCTGTCTGAGCTTTGAAGCTCCTACTAATTCCGAGATAAGGGCAAAGGCCGCCCAAAATATCGGGCTTGAAAGAATGTCTTCCATTAGTTCTTTTTAAAGCGTTGAACACGTTCGTCTAAACGAGCAACAGAAGTTTCAAGACGATTAAGCCTTAGAAATATTTCCTGCTTAATTTCCGAGGACTTACGGGCAGCCATAGCAAAGTAGACAAAAGCCCCTGAGATAATCGCCGCAATAACCTCGGTCAAGTTTTTTAGAGGAACTATTGTTAGATTAGCGTTAATTACTATGCAAGCATATGGAAGATGCCCCGGTTGAGGAAAAGAAGGAACAAGACAGGGAATGGCTCGGAGATTTAGTCAAATTAATTGTCTTAATTTGGAGCGCGAGCCTGTTAACTTTTTCATACGTCCGATTACCCAACGGTCAAAAGATCCTTGACTTTGATCCGACTTTTATTGCATCCGTTTTTTCTGGGTCGCTTGCCGCCTTCGGCCTTGCTCCTTCTAAGAATGGAGGCAACAGACCGACGCCTCAGAAAGCTCCCGATATTCCAACAAGAAGAACCGACCCTATTACAGGTAAAAAAATAGATAACCAATCTGGCCGCCTCCAGGATTCCTAAAATGAAACGCTTAATTCCTTTTCTGTTCTTATTCGCCGTTTCTCCTTCTTACGCCGGATACATTCACAAGATCACAACTTCTGCTCAAGGTATTGTTGACGGGAGTTACTCAAATGCAACCCGCCTAGGTTCAACCTATTCGATGCAATCCAGCGGAGTCACAGCCGGAACGCTTGGAAAGTTAACAGCACCAGGAGCAGATAACAACGGTGATCTAACTGGGGTCGCTGCAACGATGGGAAGCACTGCTTACACACAGACCACAGCGGGCGCGGCTACTTCTCTAGTAGAGTCATTTTTAATGGGCGATAATATAACGAGCGCAACAGCAGTTTCAGCTACTACAGGGGCAACCGCAACACTTCCTAGTCTCGGTTCTACTGTTACTTATAGCGGCGGTAATAGAACAACAATGGCCGTAGGAATAACTACAGTAGGCGGCGGTACAGTTTCTTTAGCCCCAGGTTCATCAGGAACAAGCGTAACGGGTTCAGTAACAAGTACGTTGCAAGTTGACTAAATGAAAAGGGCATTAATCCTTTTGGTACTATTGCCAAGCCCTTGCTTTTCTATCCCTGTAATCCCAAATTTTGCAGCCGGAAATAGCATAAGCCGAACAACCAGTTCCTCAGAAACGAGGGAAATTATTCGCTCATATTCTTACTCAACAGGATATTCTTATACAACAGGCGGTTCTAATATTGAGCCAATAAACGGCGGCACAATTACGCCCCCTTCCGTCGGTGGGACACCAACAAGTATTAACGGCATAACTTCAACAACAACAAGTATAGATTTGAATAACAAGCCTCAATGGAAACAGTCAGTCGCGGGTGCTAATACACAATTCCACGAAAGTTATATGGGGCCAGGTTTAAATTCTTTTGTTGAGATAGATAGGACTATAACTATACAATCAGTGACAGAATCAACAAGTACATTTACACAGTGAAAAGGATATTACCCTTACTATTTATTAGTTTAGGGCTGCAATCTCCTGCGTTAAGTAATACCACTTCTACAGCAAACCCAATAGCAAACAGTTCAGGTTCGGTTCAAAATGTTGGGGTAATGAACATGCCAACACGCCAATTTCAAAACCAAGTAGGATTAAATACAGTTGTTTGTCAAGGAGATACATTGGTTGTCCAACCTTTTCTGACCACAGGATTCAGCGCAACTAGGCCATATCAAAGCAGTTTTCAAGATCCCATCTATTCCACTAGAGATATAGAAGGCACTACAGACGCGGATGGAAACGTTATCGGCGACGGCGACGCGGATAATCCAGGGCAAGTCATTGGCTACAGGACGATCAGAACGGCACAAAAAGACAACTATTCAATCTCACCAGGAATAAGTGTTAGCTGGAATATTCAACTAGATAGAAAATCTGTTAATACTTGTAGGCAAGCTCAAAAGCGTCAATCAGATTTGATTCTGGCAAAGCTAAACGATCAGAAAATAGCAGTCGAATTAGGGCGGCTTAAAACGTGCGGAGATCTATTCAGCAAAGGCTACCGCTTCAAACCTGGAACCAAGTACGCAATATTGTGTGATGACGTTGAACTAGTGAGCGCTCCGAATACATTGATTGATCATCAGCATGAAATAAATCCATAATTACCAGCCTTTTTTTAGTTTCCGAAACGCTTTATTCCTTTCTGATTGCTCCCTTTTCTTTTGGAATAATGATTTCCTTTCAGGCTCTTTTTTAAGGATCTTTGTTTTTAATGTAGTAATGATTTTTTTCACGCTTGGTTTTATAATTTTAAGCATTAGGTCAGCTAAGGGTTTAGCTAAAACTGAACTAACAACAGCAGTTGAGGCGATTATTGAAGTAGTAGAAACTGTTGAAATTTGAGGAACATATTTTTCTATGCCTACAGGCTCATAAAGAACAACACAGATTTCGCCCCTTAATTCAAAACCAGAAACCTTTTCTTTTCCGCTTGCTGCTATGTCTCCTATTCGCGGATTGTTTTCATTTGGATCAGGACATACCTTTTCCTCATTCCCTTCATTTTCATTCTTAGGAATCTCTTGTTTTGCAGTATTAGTTGATTGCTTTTGTTCAGGCTGTTCTGCTGTCCTTGGTGCTTGCTTCTTAACTACTCTGGCCCCTGGAGAATAATCAGGCGCAAAATACCAAGCCGGGGCATGATCACATAAAACGGTATTCCCATCGGGGTCATTGTTAAAATGTTCCTTGCCACTTGTCTGCCTTTCCCTTGTCTCAGCACAAGGCATATCAATAATGGGAAAGCCTTGCTGCAAATTTATAGCAGGTGGAACAACAATGGCCGCCGGTATTTCTAAGATCTCAGGAACGTTAATCTCAGGAATCTCCGGAATCTGAATTTCGCTCATTTTTTTGCTTGTGTTCCTGAATTAATTTCGCCTCTAACCATTCGGTTTTAGCTTCTTGCTTTGCCTCTTCTTTCTTCTCTTCTTCAGTCTTACGCTTATCCAAACAGTTTATTTAAACGGCAATGCTGGCCCCGTAGCCTTTGGCAATTGATCACCAATAGCACCAGGCAAATCACTCATAATTGCGTTTTTAATTTGAGCCTTACCTTGTTCGCTCGTGATGTACTTATACCCAAAGAAACCAGAGCCTAGAGTTCCTAGAATTAAGACGAAACTAGCGGCGGCCAATCCGTCAAGAATCTTTCTGTACATGTTTTAAAGTCAATACGTCGCCATAATAAACGTAAAGACAATAAAAAAGCATGTATGACAATATTTGGCGTGATGCGTTCCTAAGAGCTTTAACCCCGGCCTTGATTATGATCCTTGCCTTAGCTGCTAGCTTAAGTCCACTGTATCTTGTGGGGCAATTTCACATTCAGCAGCTTCAGACGCTTGACCAGCGCTAGGAAGCATCTCTGCCTGTGTTTCTTCTAAAACTTGGACAGCACCTTGTAAAGCAATGATCTCTTGTGTGGTTTGCCGTTCAGCATTTTGTACCTGGACTAAGTAATCTTTCTTTTCAATAAGCCTTTGTTTACATGCAGCAATTTTGGAATCAATTACAGAAGACATAGCAAATAGTAAGTCTTACTAAATGTAGCTTATTTAGTCGGCTGGGTCAGCTGTGTTACCTGCTTCTACCCACTCTAGGTATTCTTGGTAGTCTGTGTTGTCTTCATCAGGTGGTATCCAAGCATTGTCTTCTTTTCTGACGATGTATTGAACAGCACCTGCATGATCATCTTTTGGTGCAAGTTTGTAAGTATAAGTCATGGTTTAAAGCTCCGCATCAAAGGTTGCTGATCCAGTGGTAATTCTGAAATGAGTTGTATTATCAGTAGTAACTCTCATACCCCAAGCAGTAGTGTTTGTATTAGAGCTATTAAAAGAACAGCCACTATATGTAACACTATCAAGAGTTAAAGTTGGTGCTGCTCTCATAGTTGTCGGATGCGCACCTCCTACAGGTAATGCATAAGAACCAGTAGCATTACAAGCTATTAGTCCATCAGCTATTCTATGACTAAGATCTGGAGCTTCATAGTAATACCTCTGACACCTAGCTAATTCATCACCATACGATCTAAATTCAAATTCCGTCGCGTGGTCTGAAACTTCTAACTGAACGCCTGTCAGTTCAAATGTTGCATCATTTGTTGTGTACCAAGTACTTGTATTATCTGGATAATTAGCAGCATTATTTTTGATTTGCCAAGTATCAACAGCCCTTCCAGAAGATGTATAATTAGTTCCCCACCACAGAGGCCATTGAACAAATGCTCCCAATGCGTTGGTATTTAAGATTGTGTGACCAGAACCGCCTGGAATAGAATGTGTAACTTTTTTCCATGTATTAGCAGCTAAAGTATATGCAAAACAATATTCTCTTTGATCATCACCATATATTCTAAATCCAGTATAAAAAGTTTGTGCAACAGAAGATTTTGCCCAAAAAGATAATGTGATATAACTTGAAGAGGAAGTATAATCCCAACCTGAATTTGAAAGATTTTGTGCTTCAATATTTTGACTTATACTTACGTCATCAGCAGCACCAGCACCACTTGTTTGATTTCCATTTGTAACCTTAAAAGCTTTTCTGAATCCTGCATTCCAAGGATCTGTACCAGCAGTTACATCTGCTTGTGCAAAAGTACAGGCTTCGTCTGTTCCAGCCATACTTGAAGTCCATCTATCAAGTGTTTGATAACCAGCAGATGTAGATGACTGACTGCGTTGTGCCACGATACATGAGCCGTTGATTATCAAGTTAGAAGATCTATTAGTAGCCTTAACGGTACACGTGCCATCAGTAGCAAGCGTAATGGCATCGGAGGTAGCCGATGTGTTTCTTATTCCATTGACTTTTAATTGGCTCATGATGCCTCCAATGCTGCGACTTTAGTTTCTAAGGTTTCGACCTCTGCAGATAGTTCTTGTACTGCTTTGATTAGCGGTGATATAAATTCGTTATACCTAAGACCGTAAGCTGTATAAGCAACAGTCTTAATATCACCTACTTTCTTGTCTTCAGGTATCTCATCTTCTTCTACATATAACTTATTTGGAATGTCTTCTTTAATAAAGCCAGCAAAACCAGTTGTAGGTTTACTTATATCAGATAATGTTGTTTCTACATCCTGAGCGATAAGACCATAGTGTGTTCTAGTCTTACCGTTGAATTTATAAGATACTGGTTTTAATTTATTTACAAAAGATAAACCTAAATCAGATGTAGTTATAGTGTTCTTTTGATTTCTATCTGAACTATTAACAGTTCCACTTGATGCATAAATATCATCAAGCCGGTAATCACTCTGACCAATATCATAAGAGTTATCAGCTATTGGTAGAAAATGACCTGTATCACTAATTTGGAATCTATTTGTATTCGATGTACCAAATATTAGAGATTTACTAGAAGCCTTATTTTTAATATAGAAATGTGCATTCTCGTTTTCAATGTGAGTATTCCCATCATGATAGATAAAAAGATCTCCAGAAGTCCCAACTTTTATCTTATTATTATCTGCAAGATATAATTCTCCTAAAATGTCAACACCTGCAGAACTAGTCACTAGTCTTTGTGAATCATTATGTCTGAGTTCACATGCACCACCGTCAATAAACTTAGCCAGAGTCGCATTATTAGCTGTATTAGTAATAATGACTTGATCATCAGTTCTAAGGTTTATTTTATCAGCACATGTTATTTCAGTATCCGTCCCATCATAATAGATTTGAAGATCATTTCCAGTCCCAAATTCTGCAATACAATTATCTTTAAAACCTAGAGCATCTCTTGATTTATCCCACATCATTGATCGGCCAGCTGTAGTAGGTGTGAAATTTACATCACCTGAAGTTGTTACATCACCTGTAAGAGTAGACGTGCCATCAACTGTCGTAGTTCCTGTTACTTTTAGATTTCCACTTGTATCTAAGAAATCCGTATCACTTCCTGCGGATGATGGTCCCTTTAAAGAGATTGAGCCGCCTCCGCTGGCCGCTGATAATTTTACTTCGCTAGTCATTATGGTGTAGCTGTTTTGTTAGCTATAAGAAAAGCTTTAGGTAGAGTAGCTCTAGGTATATCCATTAGGATTTAGGATTGTCGTCTTTTACTTTTTTTAACTTGGCTGCCATATCATCAGAGAAAGCACCTTTCTTGTATAGGTCGTCTAATTGATCCCCAATATCTGGATAGGCAATCCTTCTTTCCCTTTGATACTCCTTATTTGTATATTCAGTTCTTAACCTTGTAAGTTCAGTATCTATTTCTGATGTTGTTGGTTCTGTATAAGAGCTATCTAACCACGTTACGACATCGCCACTCATGCTCCATTTAGCAAGAGGTTTTAGCGACATAATCGCATCTACTTTGGTAATAGCTTCGGTTGCTGTTTTAGTCATTATTCAGAGTACTCCGTAATTTCCCATACTGTTTGGCTATAACTGTTAACGGCAATGTATAGTGGATAGTTCCAGCCTGAAGTTGCTGCTAAGCAGAATTTTATTGCACCTGATGACCAGCTTTTACCGTTCACATCTAATCTAGCAACATAACTACAAGGGAAAGAAAGCTTTATATAGTCTGACCCTGGATCATGTTCTACATTAGTGTGCATACTTAGGTCAAACATTTTTTCATTCGCTATGGTTGTTGCTGAGCCATTTATTTCGTTCATAACCATAGCCACTCTTGGGTACATCTCTTCACCACCATTAGAGGTACTACCTGGCGTGCAATAGAGCATAGTATGACATCTAACTACTAGGTAACTAGATGCTGTCGTAGGGGTATAACTTACTTCTGAATTAGGTATTACCGTCAATGTACTAGCAGGGTTAGAAAGAGTACCAACTGTTGTAATTTTGGATACTTGATATTTATTAATTTTTCCACCCGCATCTTCCCAAGCGGGAGCCGAGCTTGCGCCTGTACTTGTTAAAACTTGACCATCAGTCCCATAATTTGCTCCACCAATTCCAATCTGTCCTGCACTTGCAACTCTTAGTCTTTCTGTTGAAGATGTACCAAATGCAATATTATTACCTGAATGATCGTAACGCATATATCCTGCATATTCACCAGCACCAGAAGTTGCATCAGAGAAATATATACTTCCTTGATCACTTGTACCAGAGCGCAAGGTTATTCCAGTTGTAGTATCTGAAATAGTTAAATTATCGGCACTTGTATTTCCTTCCGTAGTGGTTCCTATTAATAATCTACCACTCGAATCAATCGTTGCTCTTGACGTTCCACCAGTACTAAACCCAATCTCATTCGTCCCATAAAATAGACCAGTATCAGTATCATCTCCAGTTATACCCGGAGCCGCCGCTGTATTTGTACCTGTGATCCTAGTTGCCATAATTTTATTCTAGCTCACTTTGCTATGGCGACATATTAAATTTAACTGATTAACCAAACTCCGCTAACTGTTACCGTCCCATTATTTGTGATTGGTCCCACACTGTGAACACCTTTCCCTGCAGCTATCGAATAAGTCCCTGCAGCAATGGTCTGGTCATTCTGATACCCACAATCATCAAGAACAGTAGAAGCAACATCGGCCCAAGAAACATTAGCCCCTGAGCCTCCCGTTGTTAGAACTTGTCCAGCGGTTCCGGCTGCCAGCCTTGCATCTCCAGAACCATCTCTATATAAAACATCTCCTTGGGTTGTTAATGGTGTTGAATACTGACTAACAGCAGCCCAAGCCAAGCCGGTAGAAGTTGAGCTATCAGCCTTTAAGTAATATCCATTTGTCCCAACTGCTAAACGCGCAGGCGTATTATCAGCCGTGGCCGTTAAAATATCGCCTTTAGCATCCGTTAGTGATTTCGGTATTGCCCCATTAGCTAAATCGTAAGCAGTCTTAACCGAATTAGGTGAAGCGCTAGTTGTTGTAGAAGTGCTTGAGGTTGAATCGGTAATATCAACAGCAATACTTATAGAACTGGCCCCGTTTGTAATGGTGCATCCTGTCCCACCTGTCAGCGTTGCTTTTGCAAGAGTGTTCCCTGTTGTGTTTCCTATTAATAACTGTCCGTTTGTATAACTTGTTTGCCCTGTTCCACCTTGATCAACTGCAACTGTCGTACCCTGCCAAGTTCCACTGGCAATAGTTCCTACAGAAGTTAAGGAAGAACCAACAACAGAAGAACCTAAGGCCGTTGCACTTAAGACTGAGACATTATTGATTTTAAATTCTTTACCAGTTGCAGCATTAACGTGTTGGTTGAAATCCCATGAATCCGTTGAATCTGTCCAAGTAATCGTTTTATCACTGGCACCTTTAAGAGTAATACCTCCCCCGTCCGCAGTCGTATCAGATGGAGTACTTACTTTTCCTATAGTTATATTCTTATCTTCTACATCTAAATTTTGAGTATCAATAGTTGTTGTAGTTCCATTGACAGTTAAGTTGGCAGCCAGAATTACATTTTGGGAACTATCAACAGAGATAGCAGCGGTTCCGCCAGTAACCAAAGCAAGCGCATCGGCACCCGTCCTTAATAACCCTGTATTTGCATCACCATCAAATGCATATCCTGGAGTAGATGCACTCGTTGCATTATCACCGAGGATCGCTCCGGTCATCGTGCCGCCTGTCAACGGCAAACCACCAAAAGCTGTGTAAGCAAGAGAAGTCCAAGTTGTACTCCCATCGCCTAGTTTTACCTTGCCCGTATCGCTCTCAATTCCTATCTCACCAGACAATAACGTGGGATTACTAGAAGACCAGTTTGAGGCGGTATCGAGTCTTTGCTTTTGCTTTGCTGTTAACGTAATAGGCATGATTTAAGCTCCTAAGCTATCAAAGATGTAATCCTGGTTTGAAGTCGAGGCCGACCCTGCCTCTAGGATATACGCCCAAGTATCGGATGCATCTTGGCCATCAACAATTAAATCACCAATATCAACAGGGACTGTTTTTAAACTTAGCTCAACATTCCAACGACTTGTAAACCCATCAGCAATAGTTGGCGGCCCGGCATACAACCAAGCGAAATCTGAAACTAAAGGAACAGGAGGCGTGCCGTATCCAGTCCAAACCTCACTCGATAGGAAAAAGATTTCATAAGACCCTTTCTGTCCGTCATAATGATTTCTAATTTCTGTTACTTGCGCTTCTGTTAAATTCTGATAACTCAGCTCCAAATTCTGTTCAACTCTTCTATTCCCTCTTCTATATCCTGATGTAACTCCAGACAAAGAAGCTTGCATTACTGAGGGCAGGTCTCCGGGCGAATATGTGCGAGCACTTGGAGTAATGCTTGGAAAAGTTGCCATTAGATAGGAACACTTTCTAGTTGAATACTAGCGCTAAAACTTAAAGGGCTTGACAATCCAACAGAGAAGGGACCGACATATCTCCACTCGTAATCTGACGCCGAAACAGGAACAGAAGAATAGCCAGCCCACACAGAACTTGATAAAGCAAATGGTATTAAAGAACCCTGCTGAGTGTTGTAATGATCTAACAGTAATTTCATCTGTGCTTCTGTTAAATATTCATAAGTGATATTTAAACGTTGAGCGATTCGATCAGTTGACTGAAGAAATCTAACGTTACCGCCAGAGGCTCCTTGATGTATTAACTGTTTAAAATCTCCATAGGTTAGAGATCTAGTTCTCGGTTCTAAAGAAGGGAAAGTTGCCATTATTGAATCACTGTAAAAGTACCATTTAAAACCTCATTAGAGATTTGGGAAATACTAGAACCATTAACAGGGAAATGACTTGCTTCAACCTGTGTCTCACCTGATGCTGTATGTGAAATTTTTGTGACTTGATACCAATTAGTCTCATTTCGATCAGCGTCTTGAGTAGAAGATTTTCTAGAGCGCGTGACTTTTATAATGTCAGTTGGAATCAAAGCAGTTGTTAACAGTGGAGTTGTAAAAGCTATGTTGTGTGTGGAATATTTTCTCCTGGCTAATTCGTATTTCGCGTAAAGAATGCAATGATCTGGATCAGTCGCAAAATCACTCATATCATATTGCTCAGTTGGAGCATCAATGGCTGTAGATGGATAACGAACAGAAAGAGTTCTTTGCGCTCCTATCACTGTGGGTTGCGATGACCTATAAACAACAGTTGCCACGAAATCACGGCGGTCTTCTACTGACAAATAAGATTTAGAAAATGAGCCTGGAATAATGTTTGCTTCTGTGAAAGTAAGGGTTGCACTTAATGCAGTGACATCTATTGCATGGCTTCCATTCAAAGGAAGTATTGGCGCGAACCTGTAGCGGCCTCCATCAGATAAGAATGAAAGAAAAAAGAACGGCGCAAGCTTAGAAACATACTCAACAATGTTTACCGCCTGTGAAAGTATCCCATTGAAATAGAGCTTATAAGTCGTCGTAAAGGTGCAAAGGTTTTGTAAGTTTGTAAGGTAAACAGGTTGAGCAATATCAGCGGTTGAGCTTCCTGATGTCTGCTTATATAATTCAAAGAGATACATGACAAGATCTATAAATTGATTACTTGCTGCATTGGTATAACTACCTGAAGAAAGACCCGCACTATAAAGATCGACCTTCACCCCTTGCTCGTAATAGATGCTTAATTGCTCGGTAGTTGTTGAGAAGCTCCCACTATTAGGCGCGGGGTATAAATCGCCATTTACTTGTAAGAAAGTAATATCAGCATAAGAGCTGTTATCCGCGGAATTGCTCGCAGGGTTTGCGTAGACAGAATGGACCCACTCATATTGGATTCCTGTGAGTGTTCCTGTACTTGCAGAATTAGAAGGATTAACTTGATTAGAGTTAGTCCCAAGAGCATATTTCCAAACAAATTTTCCACGCCCTGAAGATATAGCATTAAACGCATTAAGGTCTGCTTGAGTTCTTAACCCTGCTGAAACACTCGCTGCATTATATGGAGGTACGTAATAGCCCGCTAAAGCTATGGCATCAATGATAGTTCCTACTGTATGGCCACCAATTACATTTCCAGAACCATCGTATTTGTAGTTTGCATGGTAAAGGGTGCTAGATGTAGAACTAGAGTAATTGAACCAAGCCGTTGAAACATCAGCCCCAGTCTCAGCGTCGTAAACATTACTGACCGTGTAAGTGAAACCGCTATTAGATGTGTCGCCCTCACCCCTAGTTATTATTCGTTGACCCGTGAAACCTTTAGTTAAGTCTGGCCATCTATCAGTGTAGGCACTCGGCGTATGCGTCGGCGCTACCCATGAAAGAGTATCAATTCCGCAATATAGACCGCTCCCAGCAATCGGGCATGTTCCAGTTGATAAATTTGAATTTACTGAATAGTTATGTGTAAGGGTAATAGTTTGATCATCAAGAAAATTTAGATTTCGTAAACCTGCAAAAGCAGAAATCTTAGCCGGGCTGCTAGCTATATCTCCAACACTTATTGCATAAAGAAACTGCCCTTTGAATTGCGTTGAGCCACTCTTTAACAAAGAAGGTGAAACCCAAATGCCACCCATGCTAGAAACTCTCTTTCCGAAAACAACAGGGACAGTTTCACCGGTTGTGGCGATTCTCTGTTTAACGCCTAAATCAGGAGGCGGCTTTTTCTCGTTTTGAACTGAAGCGTCAAAATTAGCCGATGATTGAGCAGGAGCGCTTTTTCTTTGTGCGAACCCTACAAATTCTTTTTTCTTTAGGGCTGGCTTCGCCATATCCTTCATAAAATATTTTAAAGCCATCATTGACATACCCATTAGCCTTTCTCCTCACATTGCCTATTGATATAAGCCAGCTCCATTGGTGAAATAAGGACACCAGAAAGAGCGACAGAAGAAGGAGCTTTGTCTCCTGTTAACTCAACGCCTTCTTGGGTTTTATAAACCTTTTTATTATTTTCTAAAAAAGCCAACACGTTCTTTTCTTCTGTACCATCGGCACAAGTAACAGAACAATCAACAGCAAAAATTCGGTCTGGAAAATTCATGTTTCTATAAATTGACCCATCAAATCAGATGTTATCCGTCTGCTTGGGACTTGTGCTTTATCTTTAGAAATAGCACTAGAAATACTCCAATCCACGCTTTCGTCTGACATACTGGCTTCTAAAATTGTTCCTATGTAACGGCTGATTAGTTGAGCGCTTCCAGCGTGTACAGTATCTTGTCCTACGTTTTGAATATATAAGCTACAAATGACAAGACGATCACCTGTGATAGCTGTATCTGTTAGATCATAAATCTCTGCAGTGTTAGCCATAGAAACTGAAAGATCACCCATACTAGAAGCTTGAATAGAACCAAAACCCGACGCATCAAAAGCTAAATAGTTATAAGTAATACCGCTAGCAACATCAGAGTCTACCCCTGATAATGATTGAGATTGTTGGTAAAAATTCTGATAGGCGTTTGTAGGATTTCTTTTATTAGAGCCATCAAGCACACTAGTTTTATCTGAGTAGTACTCAAGAAACGCCATGATGTCCTTCTGAGTATTTGCCATTTATGCCATCCCTAGCTGTTGCCTGATACGCATATCACCAGCAAGTAAATTTAAAGTCTGATTAACACCCGCTTGCACTGCCCTGCTCATATCTTGAGTAGTTACAAAGTTCTGCCCGTCCATCTGTGTGACCGGTCCGGTTGTTATAGAAATATTCGCATCACCTGTGTAACCACCCTCAGCAAATCTTGGAATTGCAGAAGCACCCCTTACACCTCCCAAATAATTTTTAGAGAAAGCCGCTGCCTTATGAGAAGGCACGATATATTCACCCCCAGCTTCTCCTACTAGCGCATTAGTTGGCCCCGTTGCAAAGAGTCCCTCCGCTGCTCTTGTTTTATTCCCTTGACCTTTACCACTACTAGAACCTTGCCGCCTTTTTCTAAACAGTGAAGCCAAAGCAGCCGCCGCCTTTTTCGCCCAATTAAAGAGCGTCTTGATGGGCCCAAGCATCCCACCAATAGCCGAAGCAATTTGGCCTCTAGCCGCCC